AAGCCTACTTTGCTTAATAGTTCTAAGGCTTGGGCGGTGTTTTTTCCGAGGGTTTCGATGATGGGTGTATGTGGGTTTGTGCGTGTTTGGTTGGCGTCTTGGGCGGTTGTGTTTAGGTCGTGTTTGATGGCTTTGAGGAGGACGCTTTTGCCGCTGCCGCTGTCGCCTGTGATGAGGACTATGTCTGTGGGGTGTATGTGGAGGGAGATGTTGTCGTAGAGGGTGAATTTTTGGGTTTGGTCGGTGCCGAGTCCGAAGGCTTCTGCGACTTCTCGTGTTCGTGGTGTGAGTGTGGTTGGGGCGGTTTCGTAGTTTATGTTGAAGGTAAATGTGTTGGTGTTGCGGTTGTAGGTTCGTTTGAGCTTGGTGATGCGGAAGTGTTCTTGTTTGTGTCGTGTCATCTTGTGGCGCCTTGGGTTTTGTGTTTTTGGAGTTTCTGTCTTAGCGCGTTTAGTTTGGTTTTGCCCGTGTTTGCTTTGGCGATTATCCAGAGTTTGGGTGAAGGCTCTGTTCTTGTGGCGTAGGCTGCGAGCGCTAATGCCCAGAAGCGGTCGTCGTGTGTGCTTTGTGGATGTGAGAATTTGGTTTTTCCGTCTTTTGTGAGTTCGTAGTGTTCGATGTTTAGTTCTGCGATGAGTTCGCTGTCGTAGGGTATGTGGAGGCGTTTTTCAGTCATGGTTTGTTTGAGCCATTGTGCCATTTCTTGTTTTGTTTCTTGGGTGAATTTGGCGCCTTGTGTGGCGGATATGCCGGCGTTTTGCATGTCTTCGGTTATGTAGTCGCCGATTCCTGTTTGGTCTACGAGTATCTTGTGGATTGTTTGCCATCGGTCGTTGATGGTTTTGACGTAGCCGATTACGCTGGCGTATGGTGTGTTTAGTGGAAAATGGTGCATGTGGGTTAGTCGTATGGTGTTGTTTTCTGTTTTTACTATTGCGAGGACGCTGTGGTCATGGTATTTGCCGAGGTCTAATCCTGCGTAGAAGTCACCTCCCTGTGTTTCTTCGAAGGGTGCGTATTCGAGTGTGTGGTCGATGCAGGCGGTGATTAATGCTTGTGGGAGCCATACGTTTTGGTTTTCTGCCCATTCGGCTTCCATTTCGCGTTGCCATCGAGCGGGGTCGCCTTCGAGTTGGTGTTTTATGCGGTTGAGGATTTGTTGTTTTAGGGGTCCGTTGGGTTCGAGGGCTTGTTGCCATGTTACGTGTGTTTTCGCATAATCGGTGTATGTGGGGTCGTGGAAGATTTTGTGGAAGATGCTGTCTGTGCGCCAGGGTGTGCTGGTGCAGATGAATTTGCCGTTTGTTGTGCCGAGTGTGAAGAGCATGGCGTCGTAGAGTTCTTCGTCGTTGGGGATGAAGTTGAATTCGTCGGCGTAGACGATGTGGAGTTTTGGTCCGCGTATGGTTTCGGGGTTGTTTGGGTAGGCTTCTATGGTGCTGTTGTTGGTGAGGGTGACGCTGGTTTTTTGGGGTTTTTTGTATGTGGTTTTTGGGAGTTTTTGGAGGAAGTTGTTGATGTGTTTGATGATTAGTTTTGTTTGTCTCCAGCTTGGGCCGATTATGCCAATGTTTGTGTTTGGGTTTGTTAGCGCATAGTGCAGGAGTAGTGCGCTTATGGTGTGGCTTTTTCCTGTTTGTCTTGCCCATCGGGCTGCGATGAACTGGTTTGTTTGGAATTGGTTTATGAGTTCGGTTTGGTAGGTTGTTGGGTTGAAGTTTAGGGTTTCCGTGCAGAATTGGACGGGGTCTTTTGGGAATGTGTGTTTTTGTTTTTGGGCTGCTGTTTGCTTGAGTTTTTGGATTTCCCGTTCCAATCCTGCTAGGGTCATTGTTTTTCGAGTTCTCCTATGGTTTTGCGGAGTTGTTCGAGTTCGGTTTTGATTTGGGTTATGTCGTAGGTTTTGCTTATGCTGTTGATGACTTGGCTGATGTAGGCTGCGAGTCTCGCCCAGTTCTGTTGTTCAGGTGTTTTTCTGCCAGTTGTGGATTGAACTTGTTCGACTGCGGTTTCCTGTAATCCTTTGAGTTCCATTATCAATTGAGCGCGGATGCGTTGGGTGTCGCCGTCGAATTTTTCAGTTAGATTAGAAATTCTTTTTTGCAGGGAGCATTTTGGCAGCCTGTGAGACCTACCCCCTATAGGTTTCTGCATCGTATTTCTATTAGGCTCCAAATATGTTCGCCTCATGTTGCTTTTTGTGAGATGAGAATGCCCGTGATTGTTCCTGCTAAGCCTGTTATGGCAGCGAAGACTTCGCTGTTCCATGTACGTAGTAACGCCAGATGCGCGATTTCGAGTGCTGTGAGGCTGAACGTTAACGTGATAGCGAATTTTACGCCGAGAACCAATCGTTCGCTGGGCGGAACGTCGTCGGCTTCGCTGGCGGCGGTCTTGTCGGTCGTCTTGCGTGTGAGGGCTTTTTTAATCCAGTCTGTCAATGGTTACGCACCCTCTGCTGCCTAGAGCAACGATTCACACAGGCTTTTCCGTTCTTCATTTTCTCGTTTACGACGAAACTGTTCAGCAAATCCTTCGCCTCTTCAGCGCAGACCTTCCCCTTAACGATAACCGATGCGTTCGTGGTCCAAGGCACAGGCACAGCCGTATAATCAATATCATAAAGCCCATCCGAATAGCGAAAACAGTTCTGCGCCAAAATCACGTGCTTCGTCTTCTGACCCAGCAAACCGATGAACACTCCCCAACTCTTCACGGGCACGTCGATGCCGCTGACGCCGTTGCTCAAGCTCTTGCCGATGCTAGCGTCACACCACTCGATTTGAACGAGGTCGCCCGCGGCTAAACTCTTGATCTGACTAATGACTTCCTTCATGACTTATCATCAAAAGAAAACGAACGATAAATCGTGAATATAAAGACTCACGAAATTTACCAATTCACCAATTTACCAATTCATAAATTTACCAATTTACCAACTTGTAATTGCTGCTCGATGATTGGAGAATGGTAGTAGAATGGCATTAAATGACTTCAGGATTCCGGCGGGCAATTTCACTTAAATGCAAACGATTATAGAGCTGTATCAGCTTAATACTAAAAGACGAGGCAAAAATGGACATCATTAATCTGGAGATAACTAATTTTAGGTCCTTCTCTTCAAGTGGAAACAGGAAACCACTTGTTTTTAGAAAAGGCATTAACACGATTGTGGGAGAAAACAACGTCGGCAAATCCAGTATTTTGAAAGCCTTGGATTTAGTAACTCGTGCCTATAATCCCAGTGACGAAGACTTTCATAAAAGCGAAACTGATTTACCTATATCAATTTCTCTTAAAGTTAAATTGCATGAAGAAGAGTTAAGCCAAATAATAGCAAAAGTTTTGAAAGACGAAATCAATAGCCAAGTTGTGAAACAGATTGTTAATGATATGGGATACATAGCAGTCTATCATTACCTTGTTTCGGTGAACTCATCCAACTCCCCTACAATCGATGTCCGCTTTGAAGAAATGCGTCAAAAACACCCTGGCGCTTCTGATCCTGAGTCCTCACGCCTTCATAGCATCGAAGAAAAGGCTTTGCCATTCTTACTTAACGAATTAGCTTTGAAGATTAAGGTTTTTGCAGAAGTCAGAAAGCGCCCAGGAGGAAAGAATCAAAGGCTCTTAGAATCTTTAGATGGTGCATCTGTAGCGGATGTCTTGTATTGTTTGAAAAATGGTAACGCACCTCAAAGAGCGAAGTTTGGTTTGGTGAAGAGCGAATTTAAGAAATTATTCCCTAAGCTTAGTCTCGAGGTCATGAATGGTCAGGATGGTAACCCTGTTGTCATGGTTGAAAAAGAATGTATAAAGCATGAAGTTTCGATTGAACGGGTTGGGGCTGGAATCGGAGAAATTATTACATTAATCACAAACATGATAGCTTCTGATAATATGGTTTTCGGCCTCGATGCCCCTGAACTTCACTTGCATCCTCAAGCGCAACGATTATTATTGACTATGTTGGAAGAGTACTCTAAGAATAATCAATTCATTATTGTAACACATTCACCGATTTTCTTGGACACCCAAAAGCTAGAAAACGTTATTGTGGCAAGAGATAACGAAGGAGCGACGTGCTTCGCACAATTACCCGACAACTGCTTCAATGAAGAAGAAAAACAAAAACTGCAGAGATATTTAGATGCTTTCAACAAAGAGTTTTTCTTCTCTCGGTCAGTTTTTGTTGTTGAGGGCGAAACTGAATTAGGTGCGCTTCCCATATTTGCCGGTTCTCTTAACATCGATTTTGATTGCTCAGGGATGTCCCTTGTAAGAACTGGAAAACACTTTTTGGCTTGTTTGTGAAATTGGCTCAACGTTTAGGCTTTCCAAGTTTTGTATTGTGCGATAAAGATGCGGCAATGAATATTGAAAATTCCATTGATGTTGGAGGACACAAGATAAAAACCAGCCCCGTATTTTTTAACTTAGCTACTGCTGATTTGCTTAGTGAAGAGGACACACAGTCTATTTCAAAGCTTGAAAAATTTATCATAAATGACGGTAATAAAGAAATTTATAATTATGAGATTTTCAGAACTCTATGGGAAATCGCAGACAGATACCATGTCAGGATTCTGTCATCGGACTTTGAAGGCGTCATAAAGAAAAATTATGCAGATATTGTAGAAATGGCACAAAGCATGTACCCGAGTAAGGTAACATGCGGAAAAATTATAGCCGAAGAAATTGTTCAAAAGAACAACAGAATTCCAAAAGAGATTAGGGACGCCATAAAGGATGCGGCTAAACTCTTGAAGGATTAGTTTACGTTTTCTGTGGTTGTTGTTTTGTCTTTCAAGGGTCGCGGGCGGCTTGGGGCTTTTTTATTTTTCTTGGTCTTTGAGCATTTTCTGGATTGACTATTTTAGTTAATGTTCAAGGAAGCGCTAGGTTAATCATGGTTAACTTTAAGTTAATTGCAGTTAACTATATATCTGACGGCTACTATCCTAAAGTAGGTGTCAAACATGACCATTGAGAACTTAATCGCCGAAGCAAGCAAGAAATGCGCAATGTTCGCCAACCCTCTACGAAGTTTCATTGCCGCATTCCTCGCCGTCAAAGAAGAAGCGACATGGTCTGAACTGAAAGACGCCATAGAAAAATGGGCTGGCCGCGTTAACCCGAACACGTTAAGCTTCCATCTAGGCGAACTTGGGAATGCTGGGTTCATAACGAAAGTGGATGTCAGGGGACAACCAAGATACAAAATCGTGAACGATAAGCTCCCAGAACTTAAAAGACTAATCGGAGAAGACCTCCTTAAAGCCGTCAAGGAGACTGCTTAGCAATGCAGACCAAACGCGAACTGTACGAAATCAAAAACGCATTGAAAAAAGAGATTTCAGAAGCCCTAAACGAAACCTACACAAGCACTGAAATAGAAATCTCCGAAATAAACGTCAACGACGCCTACTCAGTCAAAGGCTCATTCAAAGTTGTCCCATTCTTGTCACCAACGGTCAAGAGAACAGGCAAATTCGAAACGAAACTGGATGAAAACCTAAAAATAGTAACCCTGAAGATAACAGAGGACCAACAGCAGTGAAATCGGATTGGACAAACCAATAGTCACAATCTTATTACTGGGCAGCTTTGATCCTCAAACAAAAGCTCAACTCGAAGACATTAAGGAAGAAATATTGAAGACTTTCTCAGGAGAAAACGTGTACGCGTTGCTGCTCGATGGCGTGGAAGTATATTTTTCAGATGTCGTAGAGGTTTTGACAGAATCATCAGGCGAGGACAGAATTACGCTCTTCACATTTCAAGACAATCAACTCGTTGACATGGACGACTTGAAACTGGAAAAAGCCGATGTAGACAAGACGATTTATGATTACTTAAGAAAGAAACACAACATCACAAAATTCAACAGGCTTTCCGTTTTCGACAAGCTGGATGTCCTGATGCGGAATACCAAAGTCATTTTCCTGCTAAGAGATAAAGAGGAAACACGCGGAGGCGAATACCTAGAACTCATGCACGCACTCTTCCGTGGGCACGCCGAAAAAATATGGTTCCTAAAGAAAAACGGCATAGCGCTTTCAGCAATGCTAATGGAATACCTGGATAAATACGGGGTCAAAATGCGAACCTACCAGAGAAGGAGAGACCTTGAGAGTGCCGTCATAAGAACTCTGAAGTATCAGCTTCGAAATTCTGACACAGACCATTAGAGCGCTTTCTGTGGTTGCTGTTTTGTCTTTCAAGGGTCGCAGGCGGCTGCGGGC